ACCTAAAAATGACAACAAAAAAAAAAATTTTGACAATTTTGAAATTTAGATTTTATAAAAAAATAATTATAATTTTTTTTTCTCTTTTTTCTCCTTAATTATTAAGGAGATTCTCGTTTTTTATAATAAATTTATAATGATTTATTATTATATATTGTTGATATTATATGTGTTTTAATTATTTATCATTAAAAAAAAAAAATATTATTTTTAGTGTTTTTTTAATTTTTTTATAAATTCAGAATAAGATTCTTGTTTTTTAATTTTATAAACAATATTATAATATTTATCAGTAATATCTTCTAAATTATCAAAAGAATGTTTATTAACATCAATAAAGGAAACGATATTTTGAAATGATTTATCAATATCATAATCAACAATAGTTTCTTTATTATTACAATGTTCTTCTATTTTTATATTTAATTCATTGCTTATCAAGTCGCAATATAAACGAATATTATCATCCAATTCTTCATATAATATATTATATTGTATATTCAAAGCGTTTGTTAATTCATTTAAATTTGGTTTATAATATTCATTTTTATAACATTTTTTATATAAATCTGATTTACGTTGATTAATAAAATCAAAATTAATCTTTGAAATATCATTGTTAATATTATTTATAAATGTATATGGATTTGATATAATATCATATTTAAATAATAAAGGATAATTAACTAATAAATCTTTTTTAATATTAATAAATTCAATTGATTTAATTTTTGCATCAGATCTAAATTGTTTTAATTTAATTGTTCTTATATCATTTTTTTTATGAATTAATGTATCATAATCAATATTTTTAATATTATTTAATTCATATTTATTATCAATATTATCAATAAATAATTCAAATAATTTAATAATGTATTTTTTACCATCTTTAGGGTGAATCAAACAACCTAATTCATTAGCTAAATCTGATTCAAAATATTTTTTATAATGTAAATTAGAATTAAAATCATCTAAATAACATGGATATTCCATAACATTACCTAATCCGTCAATTTTTTCAATAGAACCATTATATAAAATTTTATTAGATTTATCAATATAAACATATTTAAAACGTTCATAAGGTTCAGGTGGTGTATATTTACGTTTTAATTCATCATTAGACAAAGAATCAAAACGTTGTCTTAATTTATCAACAAAAGTATTAATTCTAATATTTTTTTTACCGGGAGAATATCTATCATTTTTTATAAAATATTCAATTGGATAAGTTTTATTTTTAAAATTATTTACAATTTGAAATACAATATTTTTAATTATTTCAAAAATATCTATTTTTTTTGTTTTATGGTATATTGAGAATGTGTTTAAACTAAATAACTGTTTAATAACAGTATCAACTATAATGTTTTTTGTTAATTGAGTTGTATTTCTTCTTACGGGTGAATAACCTCTCATAAATAGAAAATTATCTATATCATCATAATTAATGGTTTCCATATGTTCAACACCAAAATACATTTTTTTTGATATGAAAAACACAGGATATAAAACTTCTTCATATGCCATTTTAATATATGAATAAACATATGTATCTTTTAAATATTTATTAATATCATTTAATAAAACTTTTATTTCATCTTTAGTTATTTGTATTTTTTTATAAAATAGTTCTTTTTCAGTTATTTCATTGTTAATAAATTTAGATTCAATATCATTAAAAATATGTTTATTACATGACACATAAACAGAATCAGTATCACTATAATGAACATCATAATTTTTATTTTGAACATAATTTCTAACTTGAATTAACATTGTTCTACCAGTTTTTGTTATTGTTTCTGCGATAAATTTGCAATATAATGGACTAGTGGGTGAACCTAATAATCCATAAAATGAATTCATTAAAACTTTAACAGCTTTTTGTTTTTGGTCTAAATCATTAATAACATCATTTAAAACGTTTATACCTAAGTAATCAAATATATTATTATTAATTTTTTTATTATTAAGTTTATATGATTTAAATAAACATAAAGTCAAATGTAATTTATATTGATCAACATTAGAATATTTTTCTTTGTCAAATTTATACATTAACATTTTTTTTTTAATAATAACACGTTGATCAAATAAATTAGTTAATATTTTTACCATTATACTTTTTAAATTTTCTTTTTCGTTGTGGTCAACTACATATTTGTCACATATTTTTCTTATGGGTATATTTGAATTTAAATATTTTGGGATATCAAAATCACGTATTAATGTATCTGGACCTAAATTTAATGTTCTTTGTATATTTGGGTATAGACTTGCAAAATCTAAACCAATTACAGGACAGTCAATATTTAAACCATATGTTGGATCAGCGACATAACCACCTGTATATTCTGTTGAATTTTCATCTTTTTCAAATTTATTATAAATAAATGAATAATTTTCTTTTATACCGTCTTTTAATAAATAATTAAATACTTTAAAACCATTTGCCCTACAAATGGAATTTTTTAATGTTATACCTGTCATATATGCCATATTATAATGTTCATTAATAATTTGTTTTTTAACTAATAATTCTTGGCATCGATATGCATCAGTCAAACAATACAATGTTGCTAATAACATACCATCTTCATCTTTATTTTCATATATTTGAAATAATTTTTTATAAGGAAGATCTTCTTTTGAATTTAAATTCATTTTACGCAAATAATAATTTAAATTAGATTCAATATCTTTTGGATAAATTTTACGGAATTCAACTCTAGTATCTATAAATATTGCATAATTACATTTAGGATAATTTATATCCATTAAACCTATATCAGCAGATATTTTTACTGATGATGATATAAATGGTTTAATATCGTTTGTTAATGTATAGTATTTAGAATCATTAAAACATTCATAAAAATCTCTGGTCAAATCAGTATAATAATTTTCTATTTTATTTTTTATATATACCCAATCATAAGTATGATCATTAAAACCTGTTATTATATCTGGTTTTATTTCTTTTATCATTTTCATAAAACATTTTATTGATTCTTTTTCGTTTTTACATATTTTTAAAGTTAAATTTGGATAATTTATTATACCTAAAAATTGTGTAATATTATTATATATTTTGTTATTAATGTCATTATTATTAATATTATTAAAAATCAATTTATGTATAGTATGTGTATAAATAGAACGATTACCAATAACATTAGTTTCAGTATTAATAGTAGAAATTGCGAAAGATGATAATATTTTATCAGAATTATAATTATGAAAAGTACCACAAATAAGAAAACAATCATCTGATTCAACTAAACCATCCGGTATACGTGTTTTATCATATGAATATGTTTCTATATCCCATGTCATCAACAATGTTTTTTCAGGAATTTTTTCAACATTTATTAAATTATTATATTGTATAGCTTTATTATAATAATTTGTATTAGTTTCATTATTACGTATATACTCTTTAATTATATTATTTTTGTTTAAAATATTATTGACAGTTCTATAATTATTAATATTTTTAAAATTTAATCTTATATGTGTAATTAATTCATTGCTATAATAATTAAATGGTTTTAAATGAACACCTTCAAACACAATATTACCATTTCGTGTGTTTAATATAGCATTTGAATTTAATATTTTTTCATATTTTTTTATTTCATTTGCGACAATTTCATTATATTCTATGTCAAAACATGGTATAATACCAGTAACATCATAAAAATATTTATTACCGTTATTATCTAAACATGTTATAGATAATATATAATTCATTGTCTCTTCACATGTTTTTTGTGATATTTCTATTATAAATAACTTTTTTTTTTTAAAATTTTCTACATCAATCATAGGCATATTTTTTAAATTATTACAAATACTATGGTTTATTTTTTGCCTTGTCATGACTATATATATGTATATAACAATTTATTATATTTCAATTTTTTTGTTTATTATATAATATAATATAGCAATTATGTATATTATATTAGTAATTGTAATATGTGTAATATTTTTATACTGTATATCAAAAAAAAACATTGATAATACAAAATATTGTGATAAACATGGAATATGTGTACTTATTAACAATGATAATAAGTTAGAATTTGAATTAATAAAATCACAATTATTTAATTTTTATTTAAAATTAGTAGATATATTACCAGTAAAAGACCCAAGAACATTACGAATGCGAAAAAATTTTAATATAAATAATATGTTTGAAGTATATCCAAATAACACAGATGGTGACACCAGTTATTCAATTAATAAAGGTGAAGAAATGGGTGTATGTATTAGATCAGGAAAAAATTTTTATAACATACATAATTTAAATATTATTAAATTTGTATTTGTTCACGAATTAGCACATGTTATATCATTATCCCAACAACATACTGAAGAATTTTGGCGAAATTTTAAATTTTTATTACATAATTGTTATAAACACAATTTATTAAAAAAAATAGATTATTCAATACATCCTGAAGAATATTGTTCAATGGACGTTACATATAACCCTTTCTTTGATGAAAATATTAGAGATTTTAAATTTTAAAAAAATGGATTATATATAATATAATATTGTATATTATATACACATAATATAACAATGAATAAAATACATAATAAAATAACAAAATCATTGTCAAAAAATGTCGAACAATATGATTTAAATAACAATTATATAAAAACATGGGAATCAACAAATGCAGCAGCACGTGAATTAAAATGTTATAGTTCAGGAATATCAAATTGTTGTAATGGTAAAGCAAAAACTCATAATAATTATATATGGAAATACGTTAATGATCCAGATTTAAATAATGAAATATGGGTAAAAATAAATAATGAATTAAATGATCTATATATTTCTAATATGGGACGATATTATAAAAATAATATATCTAAATCATTTGGTACATTAAATCAATCAGGAAAAATGACATTAATGTATAATAAAAAAAAATATAATATTGCTGATTTAGTTTTATTAGGTTTTGTCGGTGAACGACCAACTAATAAACATTATGCACATCATATAGATAATAATTATTCTAATAATTATTTAAATAATTTATGTTGGAAATTAAAATCTTATGATGATTTTAATTTTAAAAAAACATCAAAAACAAAATCAAAACCAATTAATCAAATACAAAATGGCATTATTATAAATAAATATGAGTCAATTAATGCAGCAAGTGAAAAAACAAATATCAATTTTCGAAATATATCAGCATGTGCAATAGGCAACAGACAATCAGCTGGTGGATATCAATGGGAATATATTATAGATGATGATTTAACAGATGAAGAATGGTTAACACATAAAAAAAACTGGTTATAATATATCTAATAAAGGCCGTATTTTCAGTAAATATGGCAAAACATATGGCTCAATTAATGATCAAAAATATTATAAATTTAATAAATATGCAGTGCATAGATTGGTGGCAGAAACATTTATTGATAATCCTGAAAACAAAAAAACAGTTGATCATATTAATGGTGATACAACTAATAATTGTGTAGAAAATTTAAGATGGGCTACATATAAAGAACAGAATTTAAACAGAGGTCATAATATATAAAAAAATATATATTCCCCGTACTACGACGAACACATTAAAGATTTTGAATTTTAAAATTATAAACACATGTAATTTAATAATTTACTAAATTCACAATTATAAATTATATTATTTTTACTTAATATATTTTTTAATTCATCTGCATATTTAATAAATTCATTTTCATTATGTGCAACTCGTATATATAATAATCCCATACTTGATGGAATATGTATAAT